AGTTCTTCTTTTTCCTCATTGAGTTTTTGCTCATACTGGATTTCAAGAGTTTCTTGAATTTCTTTTATCTTAGAATTAAGAGCAGCTTCAAAGATTGTCTTTGCTCTCTCTTTAAATTCTTCTGATAATTCTTCTCCACCTAGAAGTGCATTAACATCATCTTCAATGTCAATACCTTCATCAACTAGTGCCTCTTCTGTGGCTTCTTCTGATTGATCTTCAGAAACTACTTCTTGTGAGTCATCTAACTCAACTTCATCTCCTTGACTTAATGTGCCAGGAGTTGCATTGCCAGTAGGCATTGGATCTGCTTTTGCAGCATTTTTAGTTACTACATCACTAACCTGTTTGAGAGTCGCACCAGGTTCTTTTAACTTGGCAGAATCATCATCTGGTTTGTAATTTTGAGGGGTAGGACCTCCAAGATCCTCTACTTGGGCTGTGTTACCTGCAACTGAAACACCAGATGCATTACTACCTGCAGTTGGCATGGCAGTATCACCAGGTGTTGCATTAGCATTCACAGCAGTTTTAGATTGCTCCATTTCTTGTAATTTTGTACCACGAGACATTTGGATTTATTAACTTAAATCTATATTTATTTAGTAGATTAAAATTTTACAACGAATTTAGAAAATCGTTGAAAATGTTTAATTTATTTTCATCTAATTGTTTTTTATCAACTAGAGTATTGATTGATTTGTATGTTTTGGCAATTTGTTGTTCTCTTAGAACACCACCATCCCATACCCAATCTTTTCCTTCCATGATTCCTTCAACAAAAGCATCAGGAGCAGAAGGGTCTGCTACAATATCTGCAGCAGTGGATAACATGAAATCATCACTGACTACATTATATCCTTCTTTTGTTGGTTTTAATGAACCAACACCTCTTGAAGAAACACCTAATTTTACACCTTCATCTATAAGATTTTTTGCAATATTTCCCATTGGAGTGTTCAATATTTTTGCCTTACCTATGAAGTTAGATCCATTCTCTTTTAGAGAAACAATCTTATGTGAAACTCTATCAAGATTAACAGTAGGACCATCTGGATGACCAAGTTCACC